AATCCTTTTCCGCCGCCGCGTCGAGCTTGGCCCACTCCGCCGCCGCCTTTTTTTCCTCCTCCGCCCGGAGCTTTGCCGCGTTGGCCGCGGCGAGCTCCTGCTCCTGCCGTTGCTTTAGAGCTTTTTGCCGCGCGTTTTCGATGTCGAGGTACTGCTGATTCTCCGCCGCAATTTGCTTTTCGACCGCGGCCTCCTCCTGCATCTTTGCCTTGGCCTGATCCCACGCCTTGCCCATCGCGTCGAATATTCCGGGTTGCTTGGGCGCGCTGACGAGGTTGTCGAACCAGCCGATAAAGGCCCCGATTTTTTGCCCAATGCCCTCGATCACCGCCCATGCGTCCTTGGCCTCCTGCACGGTTTGATCCCACGCCTTGGTGATCGCCTCCAGCGGTTTAGCGAACACCGTAGACAGGTAGTCCGCCGCGGCCTGAAACGCCGCCTTGACCGCGGGCCAGTTGTCGTACGCCCATTTACCGAGGAGCCCGAGCGCCGCCGCCACCGCGGCAATCGTCCCGATTACCGGCAGGAGGGCAAGGTCCATCGCCGCCGCCGCGGTCGTGATTGCGACGAACGCTCCCGCTATCGCGGTCGCCCCCGCCACCGCCGCCGGAACGATTACGATCACGTCTTTCACCGGCCCCGGCAATCCCTCAAACCACTTGGCGAGGCCCATGACGGCGTCCGCCGCCTCTCTGACCACCGGCGCGATGTCGTTGAGCACGTCCTTGACGGCGTGCCCGATGGCCTCCATAACCTCCTTGTTGGCGATGTCCATCTCGTGCATCGCGCCTTTCCAGGAGTTCATCGCCGCGTCGCCCGCGCCCGCGTACTGTTCGCCCAGTGATTTGGTGATCGCCTTAATGACGGTTTCCGAGTCGACCGCGCCCTTTTTGATCTTTTCTTGCGCCTCGCTCATCGAGACGCCCATGTATTCCGCGAGCGCGCCGTAAGAGTTGATGCCCTCCTGTTGCAGCGATTTCATGTCGCGGGCGCTCGCCACCATGTGGCTCGACATGCGCGCGAGCGCGTCGGTGACGGCCTGCACCCACTCCGGCCCCTGTTTGAGGCCCGCCGCGGCGTCGACCACCGCTTTCATGGTTTCCGCGGTTTGCTCCGCCGACACGCCGAGCATCATCATGTGCTTGGCCGCGGGTCCGAGCGTGGCCTCGAAATCGAACAGGCTATGCAGTTCGAGCCCCTTGATATCCTCGAAAACCTTTTCCGTCTCCTCCGTCGCGCCGTTCAGGGCCTTGAAACTGGCGTGCAATTTGTCGAGTTGGTTGGCCGCGTCGAGCGCGTCCTGTCCGAGACTGACAATCGCTTTCGAGATGCCGAGATTTGCCAGAGAGGTGGCGACGCCCTCGACCATCCCCTGCATTGCGGCGAGCTTGTCGCCGATGCCCTGCACTCCGGCGTCGACGGAGGCTTGCGCCTCTTTCATGGCGTCGATGAATTTTTTGTTTTCGAGGCTTAGTGTCGCCTGTAGTTCGCCCGCGTCACCCGCCATACATCACCCCTTGCGCCTCCGCGCGTATGCGTCGAAGCGTTCGATCACGTCGTCGCCGCCCCGCGGGAATCGCGAGGGCGGACGCTCTCCGGGTTTGGCGTATCGCATCACCGGCTCCGGAGCCGCGGCGGTCCGCGCCGCCGGAGCCCGCGCCCGCCGGTGGATCATAAACTCCGTCACCGGCAGGAACGGAGAGCCCGGCTTGCGGTTGACGTTGAATGTGGCCCACGGTGAAAGCGCCCCCACGTATTCCTGGAACTCGCGGTGGTCGAGGCGTCGCGCGTCGAGCGCGCGGAACTCCTCTAGCGTGAGTTGCCAGAAATCATGCTCACCGAGGGCGAAGTCGTAACGCCCGACGGCCCAGAGGGTGAGCCAGTTGTAGGGGTCGCCGCCGGAGGGTTTGCCGCCTGCGTCTCCTCCTCGTCGCCGAGATTGAGCTTTGGATATCGCCCGGTGGTCGCGTACGTGAGCACCGGCGCGAGCCCGAGCAGCATAGAGGCGTCGATGTTGTCGTCAACCCACGCCTCGTCAATCTCCGGTTGCTTGGTCCGGAGGCCGTACATCATGAGGAGCGCGAGCTTTGCCGGGTTGGTGAACGCGTCGGCCATGCCGACGCCGCCGAGCACGCTGACGCCGTGTTTCGCGTCGAGCTCCTTCAGGATGCGGAGCGGAAACTTGAGTTCGAGGAGCCGGTCGCCGATTTCGATAAGGATCGGTTGTCCGGGTTCGGGGCGTTTCTGTTTGAGCATGGCTTACCCCGCGGCCTGATTGACGGTGAACGAGAGGCCGAGCGCCGCAATCATGATGTGCCCGACGCGCGCCGGAGACGCCACCGCGTTTATGGCGACGTTGTAATTAACCATGCCGTCGCCGCTGGTCGGCGTGGAGGGCGAGGTGATGGTGATCCATGCGACGTCCGCCGCCGCCGTCCAGGGAGCGGCAATTGCGCCGCCGGTGGTGACGTTGAACGTTCCCGGTCCGCCCGCCGCAACCGGCGACGCGCTCGCGGGGGTCATCGCAATCGGGCTTGCCTCGTCGGTCGGCACCGAGGTGATCCGGATGGTGACATTGCGCGTGCACACGCCCTGCACCGGGTAGGTTTCCCCGAGGTTCCGGACGAACCCGCGGAACGCCCGCGTGCGGTGCCCTTGGTCGGTGTTAATCAGCCGGAATTTCGTCACGAGGCGGTTCTGAAACAGGTACTCCAGTCCGTAGGTGGACGAAATCGATTGCGTCGGGTCCGCGGGATTCCAGAACGACGGAAACGCGAGCTCCCCGTCGTCGATGAGCGTCGGGATGAACGTGCGGTGCGGCGAGCCGGTCGAGTGCGAGGTCGTCTCGACCTCCGCCACCGAGGTGTTCGGCCCGGTGATGTCGCCCACGCCCGAGATGGTCTGGTACGTCTCCGGCGTGCCACTGCTCGAAAGCACCTGTATTGCGGTGCCGTACGCCGGGATGCCGGTGATGCTGTCCGCGGTGGTGTGCGTGGTCACTCCGGGAGGCGGTCCGGAGGGCGGGGCCATGCCGCCGCCGTACGCGGGAGCGCCGCCGCCATGCGCCGGAGCGCCGACGCCCGGATATCCCGCCGGGGGTTGTCCGCCGCCGAACTGCGCGCTAATTTCCGGTTGTTCCAAAACTGCGGTTTCCATGTGGTGACTCCTTACGGTTGGTGTTGCGGTTGGGTGCTGCGGGTTGCACGTGGTCCGTGAGCCGGTAGAGAATCCGGTACTCCTGGACAACGTGGAATAGCTTAGTCAGTTGCTCGTGCTCCGAGGTCTGATTGCGGTACGCGATGAGCCCGAACAGCACGCCCTCGTACTCGCCGCGGTAACCGTCGAGCGCGCCGCGGAGCGAGTCCGCAATAGCGATAGCGCGCGTCTGTCCGACGTCGAAAATCGACACCTGATAGGTGCGCTGGAGGAGCCCGAGCGGCCCGGAGTGCGCGTGGAGAGGCTCCGGCCCGACGTGAAAGAAAACCATGTACGGCGTCTTTTGCTGGTCCGCCGGAACCTGCGGAGCGCGCCACAGAAACGCGCGCTTTTCGACGAGATTGGTCTGTATCAGGAGGTCGCGAAACACCTGCTCGAAAATGACCATCTATTCCGTCGACGCCGGGTGATACCCGAGCTTGTTCGCCATGCCCTCTAACAGGGTTTTCATGTCGCCCGAAATCATGTTGGCGATGAGCGGGCGCACCGCGATAATCGCCGGTCGGAAATACGGCGACGCGGGCATTTTACTGGTGCCGCGTTCGACGTAGCCCGCATACGGAGCCTTTTTCCCGGCGACGCCGACGATCACGCCCCGCTTGTCATCCGGCCCCTTGGTCGCATAGATCGCGGCGCGCAAGTTGCCGGTCCGCACCGGCACGAGGTCTTTCGACTCGTCGCGAATCACCATCGCGGGCTTGAGGAGGATGTCCTTGAGCTCCGCCCGCGCCGTCCCCATGCCATCCGGCCCGAGCGCAATCGCGAACTCGTTGAACAGCTTTTTCATCTCCGGCACGCCCTCCCACTTGAACGCCTTGCCGGTGGTCGCAACTCGGATCTGGGAGGCCATTACGGTGTGAGCGAAACCGAGGCTTGCGCCGAGCTCGCAGTGTCCGGATAGGTCGCGGAGACGATGTCGGTCGACGCCGCGGCGACGGTCGCCGGAGCCCGGTAGAGGCCCGCAGTGTCCACCGTCCCGAGGCCCGAAACGGTCCAGGTCACCGTCGCGCCGGGAATGTCGACGTTATTTTCGTCCTTGACGGTCGCGGTGAATTGCTGCGCGCCGCCCGAGGAGCACGCCGCCGACGGCGGGGAGATCGCCACCCGCGCCCCGAGCACGCGCTCCGAGTAGCTGTAGGTGTTGCCGGTAGGCCCGGTGCAGGTGATGCCGCACGAGACGCCGCCCGAGATGGTCCCGTACAGGTTGCCGTTGGTGTAGCCGCCCGCGGTCATGAAATCGAGGAGTTGCTGGAACAGCGTGTGGATCGAATCGAGGTCCGCCGGGTTGATCTGGAGAGGCGGTAGTTTCACAGAACCTCCTTACAGGCGAGTTGCAA